CCAATTTGGAGCAGCAACTGACCGACGCCATACAACCGCACATGCTGCGCAACGAGGAGTTCCTGAAGGAGATTGCACAGGTTGGGTTTGAGCGGAGCTTTTACGAGAATGCGTGGGCACTAGACCAAGCGGTCGGGGTGCGCCAGGCGTGGGGACAGCTTGACCCGAACGCGGTGCGTGCGGCCGTCGGACTCGCGGATGATGTGGCAGCACTCGGCGAGGTCATGAGCGAGCGGGAAGCCATGGAGCACAAACGCGTGCTCGACGAGGCATTTGAAAACTACCGCCGAGATACACGGCGATGGATAGGCCGTGAGGTGACACAGGGCGTCATTCAGGGCGAGTCGGTGGACAGGATTGCAAAGCGCTTGGACAACACCGCGCTCATGCACAGCCAGCATTCTGCGATGACGATTGCGCGCACTGAGACACTACGTGCAACCGGGCTCGGCGGGCAGATGGCCTATGACCGCGCCGCTGAAAAGGGCGTGCAGGTGCGGCAGGTGTGGGACGCGACCCTCGACTCACGTACCCGTCCGCGCCACGCGCAGCTCGACGGCAAGGTGCGCGATGAACAGACAGGTGCGTTTGCAGTTCCGGGGATTGGCAACGTGGCTGGGCCGAGGCGCAGCGGCATTGCCTCATTTGATATCAACTGCCGATGCACGGTACGCCCAGAGATAGAGGGATATTCGCCGCGCGTGCGCAGGACTCGGGAGGATGGCATACAGCCGTATCAGACGTTTGAGCAATGGGCAAGGCGGCAAGGAATTACCGCCAATCGATTTGGCGAGAGATATAGCTTTTTGGATTAGACATGCCTGCGAAGGTTGTGAGACGCGGAAACAAGTGGCGCGTAGTTGAGCCGTCAGGCCGGCTCGTGCGGCGGAATGGGACGCCGGTTGACTCCGGCGGTCACAAGACGCGCAAGTCTGCGCTGAGACAGGCGCGCGCCATTAACAGTAGATAGCCGCCTGTAAGGCGGGATGAAACCAAGGCACCTGCGGGTGCCTTTTTTATTGAGGGAGAGACATGGCAGACGAGCAGACTACTCAGGCCGCAGGGACTGAGGAGCATGAGGAAGAGCAGGAACAGACTGTCACGGCCGAACAGTTTGAAGAATTGAAGCGACAGCTCGAGGAAACGCGAAAAGCTCAGTCTGGTTCAGATCGCACTGTGGCGGAGCTACGGAAGCAGCTGGAACAGAAGGAGAAAGAGGCGGAAACCGCAGAGCAGTCTGCAATGGAGAAGGCGCAGGAGCGCATAGCTGAGATTGAGCAGCGACTACAGCAGGCGGAGCGGGAGAAACAGCTCGCCACGCAGCGGAACATCGCCACGAAGCTGCTCTCTGACGAAGGACTCAAAGCACCCTCGTTTCTTGACCGCCTCATTGGTGACTCGGAAGAGGAGACTGAGGCCGCCGTCAAAGAGTACATCGAAGCGCTCAACCAGACAAAGCTTAGCGCCGCCGATGAGTTCGCCCGTAAGAACGGGCGCAAGGTCACAGACACCGAGCAAAAGGGGTGGTCCGGGATGACGTACAAGCAGATGGCTCAGTTGTCCCCGGAGGAGTTCAACAAGATCCCGAGCGAGGTTGTCGAGAAGGCCATGAAATCTGAATTAGGAGAGAAATAATGAGCCTTGAACTTTTCAAGCCGACGCTGTGGAGCCAGCGCTTCATTGTCAACACTGACAAGGCGCTCGTGTTCAAGCAGGTAGTCGATACGAGCTACGAGGGCGAAATTCAGGCGGGCCAGGTCCTGAAGATCAACGAGATCGGTGACGTGAACGTTTCCAACTACACGTCTACCGGCGGCGTTACCTGGCAGGACATCGAGGACGCGCAGCGTGAGCTGGTTGTTGACCAGCAGAAATATTTCGCGTTTGCCGTTGACGATGTTGACGCCGCACAGATGAACGTTTCGGTCATGGATGGGGCGATGCGCAAGGCGGCACACAGTGTTGCCGACACGGTTGACCAGCATATCGCCGGTAAGTACGGCGAGGCCGGCATCACCAATGCATCAAACCTCGGAAGTTCCTCGACCGGGCTGAACTTGTATGCAAACGACATGCCGGATCTCATTACGTATATGCACCGGTATCTCAAAGAGAACGACGTGATGGGTCGCCCCTGGGCCGTTGTCCCTCCGTGGTTTATGCAGCTGCTTCGGTATGCGCAGATCACCAACGGGACCAACACCTTTGACACGCCGAACTCGCCGGCGCTCAGCGGGGCTGTTACCGGCATGGGCTTCGACTTCTACGAGTCGAACAATGTGTCGAATGACGGTACCGACTATCGAATTATGTTCGGCGCGCGTGATGCACTTGCATACGTCGGGCAGCTTTCGAAGATCGAGCCGGTCCGCCGCGAGGACTATTTCGCAGACGGCGTGAAGGGCCTCTACCTCTATGGTGCTAAGGTCGTCCGGCCTGACCACCTTGGTGTCATCCACGCGCAGTTTAGCGGACTGACCAGCTAATAGGAGGCTAATATGGCTAACGAACTGACAAAGATCACGCTGTCGAGAAACAGCGTTGACACCGCCCCGCAGGCGGTGCAGGAGGTGGACACTGACACCGCCGCTTACATCGATGTGAGCGGGATCGACGCCTCTAAGCTTATCCTGCACGTCAATTACACCGGGGCTTCTACGGGCGCTGTGTATAAGATCAAAGACGGTGCGCAGTATACCGGCGGAACCGTGGGTGACCTGACGCTGACCGATATCGGCAAGGATACCTTTTACGTGGGCCCGCTGGAGACGCATCGTTTTAAGGACTCAGACGGACGGATCAACATCGAGGCGACGACTGACGGCGACACGGCGTTTATGTCGTTCCGTGCAATCCTGCTTCCCTAGGAGAGCGCATGGCTCGCAAGAAGACATCTGAGGCGGCCCCCAAGCCGCCTCTTTGCATTTTGGGCACGGCACCGAGCATGCCGCAGGCGCCGTTCGGCGATGAGACAGTAGAGATGTGGGGCGTGTCAACAGTTATGGCACGAGAGGACTGTGAACGCCTCGACCGAGCGTTTGAACTGCACCCGAGACGGTATTGGGGGGACTTCCGCGTGATGGAGCGGCTCAACAGCTTTGACGGGCCGATCTACATGCAGGAGCGCTTCGATGAGATACCTAATTCGGTGCGATTCCCCTATGAAGAGGTGCGGCGGGAGTTTTTCCTTCCGGCGATGGGCGACAACCTGTTTGTCACGAACACCATTACCTGGATGCTGCTTCTCGCCCTCCACGAGGGCTACACAGACATATCGCTCTACGGCGTGCACATGGCGCACGAGAGCGAGTATGGCTACCAGCAGGCGAGCTGTAGCTGGGCGCTTGGGATCATACACGGGCGGATGCTCGAGGGTAAGCCCTACAAGCTTACCATCGCCGAGGACAGCGAGCTGCTTAAAGCGCGGTACGAGTACGGATACGGCGAGCCGACGCGGGCCATGCAGTATGTGGAGAAGCGAAGACAGGGCTTGCTCAAAGGCATCAAAGAGGCCGGCGAGCAGATAGATAACCTACAGCGGCGTAAGTTTATGACCGAAGGCGCGGCGCAAGAGGCCAAGATCATCTACGACCACTTAGCGGGGTTTAAGTAATGCCACTTATGACGACGGCAGAATGCAAAGGCTTGCTGCGCCTCACAGACGATACCTACACGGACGACATAGAGGTGTTTCTGCCGCTGGTGGAAGACGACCTCATAGCAGAGCTGGGGCACGCGTTCCAGGATGGCTATGTCTACCGCGAGTCGGGGACCGCACTTGCGTTTACTCGTGGCGACTCGGACACACACGACGCGATAACCGATGAGGACGAGGAGTTCTTAGAACACGGCTTTCTGTCTGGAATGGACATCGTTATCGAGGGTGGATACGCGAACGTGGGGCTGTACTCGGTTGACTCAGCATCTACCGATAAGCTCGTGCTCTCTGAGTATGGAGAGCTCATACCGCAGGACCAGAACGATACCGAAGACGACCACTACATGGGAAACATCAGGGTGTCTCGGGTTGCGTGGCCGAAGGCGTTGAAGCTCCCTGCGGCAAAGATGGTGTGGCACCTGATAAACGAGGCGCGCGCGGATGACGCGCAGAGCGAAAGCCTGGATGACTATTCCATAACCTACTTCGGCTCACACGCCTACCCGGTGCGCGTGGTGCGGATGTTGGACAAATGGCGGAGGCCGGCGTTTCGATGATTTCGGGCTTCTACGACCAGACCATCATTTTGCTCGACTCGGACACCGGCACCACAGATCCGTTTGACACATCGACGGCCGGCTACACAACGGCGGCGAGCATATCTGCTGCTGTCAACCAGACACGCGGTGGAGAGCGGTTCTACGGTGACGGGTTTACCGTGCGCGCCGAGTACAAGGCCTACTGCGAGCCCACCACGAAGATATTCTATGGCAGGCGGTGCCGGTGGAATGGTGACACGTTCATCGTCGCTGAGGCGCCGAAGAACACGTTGCAGAAGGGCCACCATTATCGGTTTCTGCTAAAGGAAGTGTAATGCTGAGCGCGCGAGTTATACGCAAAAAAAAGATGGACTACCCAGCGGCGTTCAGGCGCATTAATGCACGGTTCCTCGAGGCGGCCGGCACGTTTGTAGAAGGCGAGGCGAAAACGCGCGCCCCGGTCAGAACCGGCCGGCTGCGGGGCAGCCTGGACCACAGGACAACCGACGATACGGCAATTGTGGGGACGAATGTCGAGTACGCACAACATGTCGAGT